CCACCCTGCCGTGTTCGTCCACGAACCCGGCCAGGTTGACGTGCCCAAGGTTGCACGGCTCCCACGGCTCCAACGTGATTTCCCCGCAAGGATTAGTACACACAACCTCGTTGGGTTCACCGACGTTGGATAGGGTGCTGTCCCAGAACCCTGGTTCACCGTTGTTCACCATTCCCCGCGATAGGGCTTTCAGTACGCGGGCGGCGAGCCACGCAGGCCCTTGCTTGGCCTGGTACCAGAACTTGTCATCAACCTCAACGGAGATGTTGGTTGTCCAGTGCGACAGGCTTTCCTGCTTGATGTCGATGAACTTTTCGATCTGGGGGTCAGCCCAGTGCATCATTGCCATGCGTGCGGATCGCCGCACACCGCCGGCAACCACACACTGTGCGATTGCGTGGTCGATTTCCATAGCGGAGATACCGTCAAGCATTTCGAGGTCAACCGCCAGCCGGTTGAACACATGCGAAACATCAATCAGCATTTTCGCCAACGGCAAAGGGCCAGACGCCCTACCGCCGAAGGTTTTCAGCTTGGAGCCTGCGGAGCGGACACGGGACACGTCGTACACCCGGTTGGTGTGTTCGACAACAGGGTTGTAGTGGGTGTCGATCAGATCGACTAAGGCGGCAGCCCACCCCTCGCGGGAGTCCTCGATCTTGAACGCCCCGAACCAGTCCGGGTCATAGGTTTCCGACAGCAACCCGGCAGCCTTCATGTCGTCGTAGTCCGCATGTTCCGGGTCACAAACGATTTCGACCTTGAGTGCCTGCTTCACCAACGGGTACCGGGACAGATACTTGTTGCTGTAGTTGGCACCTACCCCGCCGCCCTCCATCAACCGCATGAAGGTGAACTGGAAGTGATCGGCGGGCTCATCAGTCCACCCGGCAACCCAGCAGTTGAACAGGTGTTCAGCGTTCTTCACACCGGACGCCCACAAGTGCCGGCCAGCGGGCAGGATCTTGAAATCCAACATCATGTCGATCAACTGCTGGCGTTCATCCTCAAGCTGGTAACGCTCGTCAACCAAAGCCAGGTTGCCGTCCACTACCCGTTCCACGGTTTGCGGCCAGGTTTCTTTGGTGCCGTCTGGGAGGGTTCTGCTGTAGGTGCGTTCGTAAACGAGTTGCCCTGTGGGTCCAAAGTTAGTCATGCAATCTCTTTCATCATCATGTAGGTGCCTCCGCAGTACATTTGGAGGTCATCGAGAGGCCAGTTGTTAACCAGCATTGGTTTCTCATGGGGGAACAGATCGGGGAAGATCAGTGAGCGGTAAAGCTCCGATCTGCCCATCCCGTTGAATACAGGATCAATGATATTCATTGTCCTCCTCCGGTTCCCTACTGTCCAGTTGTTTAGCTTTTCTGTGGTCTTCGAGGATCAGGTCGATGTTGTTGAGCCCGGTTTTCGGGTCGATGTATTGGTTCATTTCATTGCGGTCACTTTCGCTTGGGCCATGAGCCTTTCGACGGCTTCGGTGGATTCGTCGTCCCAGTTGGCTTTGGATTTGTAGTGGGCTGCTGTGGCGCTGACTGGTTTGCGGCTTCCTGGCCCGTCGTGTTCGCGTTGCTGCTGTTTGAACGACCGGTTCATTTCAGTGCTGAGAGCGGTCAAAGCACGCTCTAGACGTTTCCTGTCGGTTGCGTCCTCGAAAGACTCTGAATCCAAGTACCTGCGTCGAATAATGTCCGCGTACTTGGCGTTCTGCTTCAACAAACGCCCAAAACCACGACGCAAGTCAATCTCGTAAGACGAGCGGTTCAACACCGCATCCTCAAATTCGCCGCCTTTCGAGATGTAATCGTCAGCGATAGTCCAGTTCGACCCCAAAGACGGGTCTTCGTCTTGCAGAGCCCCTTCTTCGAGTATGTGGCGAACCTCATCGACCGAATACCGAAAGTTGCCCGAGAAAATGTCGTAGGCATCCCGCTCTTTGTTGGCAATCTTGTGTCCGATAGCCACAATCGCGTTCAAACGGTCCTTATCGCTGAACTCGTTCAGCAACTTCTCCACTGAGCCGGGAGACTCAAGTAGGTGCAAGTAGAGTTCCTGCTTGATATCGTCTTCGCTGACCACGTTCGGCCACTTAAAAGCAACCGTCTTCGCAGCCTTCCCGATCAGATCAGCCAACTCCTCAATCCGCGTACCTACTGTCAAGTCAGACCTCCCATGTGTGACCATCAACTGTGAACCTTCCTTTCGTGATCGGAACCAACTCCGGTTTAACATGCCCACCATCAACAGTGAGCAGGGCGAACCCCATCTGCCAGTCACCCGTCCCACCCTTCAAATACTGGGCGAGTTTCTGGTTCATCAAATGACCAACCTCAACACCTGTGATCTGCCGGGTGATGTTCCCGGCGAAACCGTTGGTCTTCGAGCAGACACCCATCCTGTGTGTGTGACCCATCACCACACTTGTCGAGAACTTCACTGCCGCGTTCAACGCGGTGTTGCCGGCAACCCTGGACAAGCTGATCTGGCCCCGATGCCCATGGGTGGTGATCCACCCAGGAGCGATCTTGTTGAACTCAGGTAACAGTGTAATCTCGTACTGCCTAAAGTCAAGTAGGGTGTCAAGGTTGAACGCCCCTGACTCCGCGAGTGCTGGCGCATACTTGGCTAGGTAGGTGCGTGGCCGTTCGTCGTGGTTGCCTTCGTGGACACCGACTGGGCCTGCATACACTTTGCGTAAAGGTTCGAGGAATATCCGTTTGGCTTGTTCGGAGTCAGCGAACACAGATCCCTCGAACTCGCCGGCGGTTCCTTTGTTCCACCTGGACGGCTGTGGGAAATCCATCAAATCCCCGATGTGAATTACCTCGTCGGGTTGCAGGTCACCTATGGCTTTGATGACCGCTTTGAGTGCTTTCCTGTCGTGGTATGGGATCTGGCAGTCGGAGATAACAAAGATTCGTTTACTCAATTTTCCAGCCTGTCTATTTCGCGGTCCAAGTACCAGCGGGCTTTGTAAAGGTCTTCTAGTTCGTCTGCTTTTCTTCCAGCCCTGGCAACGTATTTCACAATGTTGCCACGGCAGAAGTTGAGTTGTTCGGTGAGGTCAATAACTTGGATTCGGTTGAACTGGTAGTGGTCAGGGGAAATAGGGTCACTCATCGTCATCCACCTCGTATTCCATACGCTTTTCGAGGTCGGTGAACAAACCCAAGATCACCTTGGCGAACTCCTGGCCGTCTTTGGCGTTGTCCAGCCTGTAACCAAAATCACTCACCGAATACCTCATCCCATTCCTCACCCGTGATACCAGTCATGATGAACTCCCTCTGTGCGGGTGAAAGGTTAGGGAAAGCGTGCTGTGCAAAAACACCTTCCTGCCACAACTTGATCTGATCCTCAGTGACAGGTAAATCCAATTCATGTGTTTTACCGGTCAACTGAGATTTACGTTTAATCAACATCAGCGTCCTCCTCCTCAGACCACACATAATCATGAATCCGCTCCACCCAACGCGGGAACTCCATCCCCACCGAAAAATTAACTTCCAAACGCACCGATAATCTCCTTCAACTTGTCGGGCTGATAACCAATAACCGGGTCGAACCCGTCAGCTTCAATAACAGGGGTTGACTTCGCCCCAAGCCACCGTTCCAAATAATCTTTTGACACTAGATCGCGGCTGATATCCACAATCTCCGGGTCAATACCGGCATCCCACAACTTGTCAATCACCCGTTTGCACGGCAGGCAACCGGGCTGGGTGTAAACAATGACCTGGCTCATTTGATCCTTTCGATTAAAGCGTTCCTGCCGTGTTTGACAACCAGCGAGTTCACGTCTTCCCCTGGCGGCATGGGGATCACTTTCGCGTTCGGCAACTGTTCAGCTATGGACGTTCCGAACTTCTGCCCCGCCGAGTCACCATCGGCCAGGACGAACACGTCCCGGTATCCCAGGAACAGGTCTCGGAAATGGGGCTGCCATACGTGAGCGCCGGCTACTCCTACTGCCGGTATCCCGCACAGGTCGGCGGTTATCGCATCTATTTCACCTTCGGTGATCGCCACCGCAGGTGTTTGTTGCATGAGTGCTGCGGTGTTGTATAGGTGCGGTTTGTCCCCTACTACTGACATGTATTTGCCGTGCCCTTGGTGTTCGTGGTTTTGTAGGCAGCGGAAACGGATCGCTATAACCCCTGCCGGCCTGAGATACGGTATGGCTAGGTATCCGCGAAACATTTCATGCCCCGGCATCGGATCTGCCACGAATCCAAGTTTGTATCTGTCACCGATTGACGGGTTTTGTAAACCTCTAGTCGTCAAATACTCTGATGCTGGGCTTGCGGGTAGGTTTTGGTGGTAGTGTTTGGCCGCTTGATTCAGATAGTGTCTCTGCGATTCGTTTAGCTGATGAATAGTTGATTCCTTTCTGTGTGGCGATCAGCGTCACCGGGTTGCCTTTGACTCCGCAGCCGAGACAGTTGAAGGCGTCTAGTTGGTAGGAGATTGCGGCGGATTTGATGGAGTCGGGGTGGAATGGGCACAGGGTGTGTACCCATTTCTTTCCGTTGTCCGGGGGTGGTTCCCACCCTGGGGTGAGGTATTGGATCGCTTGGGTTATCAATGGTGTTTTCCTGTGTTTGTTGTGTCGCCTGTTAGGGTTTGTCCAATAGGTTTTGAGGTTTCCTTTGTGTTTTGTGTGTTTTTGCCATTTGAACCTGCCCCTGTGTTTACCCAATGTCAAGTAGATCGTAAACGTCAAGCCACTGTTTGAACTGTGAGCCAATAAACTCTGTGTAGGCTGGGGGGATAGCTTCCGCGAGTTCTTCACGGTTACACCAGTCAATGCCCATCACTTCCCGCGCTTTCGCTATCGGGGCGATATGACCTGATATCGACATCACAGTTCCAGGTTTCCAGTGCCCAGCTTTAGAGGCAGGTTTGACATGCTCTGGGTGGAGGGGCACATTCAAGTGGATGTTGGACTCGAAAAGGCGGTGACGGTACAGTTCCAGCCCGAACATTTGCCCGCATAGGGTGATCGGGTCTTTCAGAGGGGAGCCTGGGACGTTCTCGATGACCCACGGGCGGTTCATTTCTAGCAGCATGTCACGGGTGGGTTCGATCAGGTCCGGGTATTCCTCAGCCAGACCTGGCCGGCAGTTCGACATAGCCGAATGGCGTTGGCATGGCGGTGAGGCGTGGATAGCGTCAAAGTAGTGCCCGTAATCGTAAAGGAACTCAAGTGCGTCCCCCTGGTTGAACTTGAACGGGTAGTTTTTTTGCGGGTTGAGGTCAACACCTGTCACTTCAAATCCTGCCCGGTGGTAGCCCATCGAGGCACCCCCGGCCCCGCAAAACAGGTCAAGCAAACGCCGCTTACGCAATATAGTCTCCTATTGTCAAGTTTGCATGTCGGGTGTGACCCGCTCACCAATAACACGAACCGCCGGCGGCTCAGTCAAATAGTCGATACACCGCTCAAAGAACGCAATCTCATCCCTGGCGTGACCCAATATTTTCGAGTTGCAGGTCGAACAGAGCAGTCCTCTAACAACACCTGTTTTGTGACAGTGGTCAACGGACAGCTTTCGCCTAGCACCTGTGGCCCGCTGGCAGATGAAACACCTTCCCAGTTGATAGCGGTGTATCGCCCAATACTCGTCCCCCGTGATGCCGTACACCTGAATCCAACGCTGCTCCTGCGTTTGGGAACGTCTACTGGCCCTTTTCGCCCTGTGGTGTGTGGCGCAGCGTGGGCCGGGGTGCGGCGCTTTCCTACCAGTCGTGATCCCTTCATCAACACAATCAATGCAGTTCTTCCGTTTGTGCCGTCGATCCTGGGAACGATTACTTGGCCTGCGCCTAGCCGTCGTCACCTAGACACCACCCAAGCAATCAACAACACATTCGCCAACCAAATGAACAAAGCAACAGTCAACAAAACATCCAAGTTCACGATCTATCCTTAATGGTCATAGTGTCACCCCAAAAGTCCAACGCCACATAATCAAAACCAGAAGGATCAGCCTTACCCGCCCGGTTCTTCACAGTGGAAATCCTTAGGGAAGCCGGCCCCAACGGTTCGTTCACTTTATGAAGCGTCAACACCATTTCCGGCACACGCGCCAACTGGCCCTTCACACCAGAGAGCGGCACATGGCCTTCGGCATCGTTGTACTTACCCGTGACATGGTGTAGACCGACTACGCATGATCCTGTTTTGCGGGCTTTGTCGTGCAGGAAATCCATCAACGATTCCAGGCCGGCGAACGGGTTCTCATCGTTCTCCTGCCCGCCGGTACGAACATTGGTGATGTTGTCCACGATCAACAAAGCCGGGTAGTCGCCTTGGAGTTCCCAATACGATGATCCTCCCCAGGTCTGGTGATGCGTCGTACACGAACCTGATGGGTATGCCGTCGAACTTTTTACCGTGGTCCCCGATGTTGCCTGCGCGAACCATGGTCGTTGTTTCGGATAGCGGTTTCCCGGTGAGGATTGACAGGGTTCTGGATAGTTGGGTGAAAGCGTCGGAGTCCGCTGACAAATACAGGGTGGGTATTTTGGCTTTGAGTGCGTAGGTGAGGATGAGCGCGGATTTGCCGACGCCGGGGCCGGCGCAAATCAACGCTAGTTGTCCTCGTAGGAAGTTTGTTCCTTTCTGTTCGAGGGTTTTCCACACCACGGGTAGCGGGTCACCTGAGTTCCCTTTGACGTGTAGTGATTGGTTGAGGGTGAACACTGTTCTCCTAATGTCACGTTGCGTATCTGCAAGCCCAGTTCACATCACAGAAAGCGCACTTCTTCGGGTCCGGGTCGGGGTCAAACCTTCCAGCGTGAATGTTCTCCTCAAGCCTTCCGAAAGCCTCCGACACACGTTCCCGAGTCCACTCCCCGATCCTGTACGGCACCGTGGGTTTCCCCGACTTCCCCATCCAAAAATCGCCCACCGTGGGCGGTGCGATACCGAAGCTTTCAGCCAACGCCACCCCGTACACACCTAACTGGAAATCGTCACCAGGACTGTTACCGGTCTTGTTGTCCCTAACAACCAAACCTTCCGGAGTGTCGATCACCGCATCAATGAACCCCCGAACCTGAACACCGTCGAGGTCTATGTCGAAGCCTAGTTCGATGCCTGGTGTGCCGTCCGGGGCAACCCAAATCACTTCCTTCGGATGATTCTCATACCAGCGTATGTATTTCTCACACTGATCCAAACCAATTGAGTAACGTCTCTCAATGTCAAGTTCACCGCCGTAAGGGCCGGACTTGAACCAAAACTCGAAGTTCGGTGTGACCTCGCAAGCCTGCTCGATGTGGCGGCTGTAGGACTCCCTGAACACATCCTGCATCGTTTCGAGGGTCATGGTTCGCCCGGATCGCTCGTAGGCTTCAGCAGCCTCATGGACAGCGGATCCTTGGGCTAACCAAGCAGCCGGCCTTGACCAAACCTTCACCACCCTGGACAGATAGAAGGCGTGAGGGCATCTCTGGTACAACTTAAGTTGCGACACCGACCTGTGCATCTCAAACCTTCCCGTATAACGTCAGTTCGCCGTGACCGAACATCATCTGCTCATCCTCGATGACTTCTGTGTGTGTCACAGTGAAACCTTCAAACCTTTGTTTCACGGCCAGGTATTCGGGGTCGTCGTCTTCGACCAGAACACTCCGGTAGATGAAGCCTTTGGTTTGTTGTTGTGCTGCGATGATCCAATGCCGGCTGACATGAATCAAAGCTTCTCCCTGTTTCATCTCCACTTCTCCGCTCTGTGCAGGGGGAGAGAGTGAAACATGTTGCTCTGACAAACAAGTCAGGGCAGCCGGGGCGGCAGCTTCCACAGCCTGCGGCCCTGGTCGGTCAACTGTGTGTGCTCGTTGACCCTGATGATGAGATCCCCGTCCGAGCTTCTGTGTTTCCTCCAAGTGAAACCTCCTTTGTTGCAAAACCCCGGTTCTGGGGGCAGGTTCGGGTCGTGTTCCAGCACGAAACCTTGCTGGATTTTGGTGTAGAAGGTTCGCAGCGCGGCAAGTTTGCGGGCGCTCATACCTTTGCCGGCGGTAGCCATGTATTCGAGATGGTCACGGGACAACCGGTACGGGGACGTGTAGCACTGCTCACCTTTGACTTTCCACGGGTAGTGCTTCATGGCTTCTTCCCGCACTGTGAGCGAACCGTTGTAGGTGCGTTTGTGCCAAGACACCGCCTGCCTGGTGATGCCGAACATGCGGGCTATATCTGACTGCGTGTAGCCTTGCGCTTTCAAAGCTTCTATTACCGCAATGGATAGTTCTGGTGGTTTCTCGTTCATGTTATCTTCCATGATTTCCCCCTGGTATGTTGTGTGTTTTTACCCTTTCATAATACGTGTTATGGAACCTTCAGTCAAGTTCAAGCCTTTGTTATGTCTGTGGCCGGCACCCATTCGTATTCATCTGACAGATGCCAATGCACACGTATCATGCCGTGTGCGATAGCTGTGACCACGCCTTGTATGCGGTGGTGTGGTAGGTAGGTGGGGTCTACTACTGTGTCCCCTATCCTGTACCGGGTCATTTGTTCACGATTTTCTGGTACCTGGCGGTTGTGTCTTGCATGATTTCGTATGCTGCGGCCATGCCTCTAGCGAAAGGGTCTTGGTTGTCGCGGGTAGCGGCCAAACCTCCTTGGATTGCTGATTGGATAGCTTGAAGGATTTCCGCTGCTGTCATACCAAACCTTCCCATTCGGGCTCGTAAGGGTCGAAGTCGATGAGTGACCAGGACAGTTTGATGAGATCCCAGTCGTCGGGCTCGTAGCCGAACCTGAGTTGTCCATGCAGCAAACTGTCAAACCTCCTCTTGCAGGTAGCCGGCATCAACCAAAGACTGACCATCAAACCTCGCACAATCCACGCACAGCGAGATAACTGTGGCGAACCACCTGTTGTGCGATTTGCGGTACATGACTGTTGCTTGCTGGTTGCATGGTTCTAGCGGCTGTTCACACAACATGCTCAAACCTGCTCAACGTCGAAACCGACCGAATAGTCGGAGTAAAAATGATTACTTCCGGGCACACGCCGGTATCCCAGCGTGGCCAAAGGTTCCTGCCAGGGTAGTTCCATCATGTCGCGGTCATCGTCTGGCGCATCGAGCGCCACATCGTGCAGCAACGTAAGCGTGTCGGTTATCTGCCCATCCTCGTCATATACGGCCTGCATGACGACGAGCCCCGGTTCGCCCGGAATCCAGATACCGACCTCAGCCCAAAGCTTTGTTGTCATGCTCAAACCTCCCCCCGTACCTGATGCCTGTTAATACCCCATGACAAGTCAGCACCATGCCACGGACCATTAGAAACCAGCAAATCATTACCGACAAACGAAACCTCGCCGGCAGCATCA